TGCCTTTGATAAACTGATTCCCTAATGTGCGTACAAAGGTTGAGAGATTCTCCATTAAATGCTATTTAATCGTTAGGTTATTCGCACTCGTTGATTGTGGGTTGTGTGGGATAAAACACAGAGGAGTTATATACATCATTCTCATCAAAGAGGTCGTTTTCGCTCTCTTGTGCCGTAGCAAGCAAGGTAGCGTCAGCCTTGATATAATTTACAACCCTTTTATTTATATATTCAATCTTAGAGTCAATAGCGCTAACGATAGCATCCAAGGAATAGCTGTCCGTAGACTTCTCTTCATTCTTGGTCTTGGCAACGGCGCTACGCAAGAACGTAGCTGCTGCCTTCACGGAATACAGACATAGGCTGTACTTAACCAACTTGAATAATCCAAGCTCCGTTTCAGTTAAGTCTTCATCATAGACCTTCTGCTCAAGGTCTTCGTACAAGGTTGTACCTAACAAGTCCTGAACAGACGTTACCTGCTCAAGCGTAATAATAGACAACAAGGCCGCCCGGTCCATACGGTTGGGCAGTGGGTAGTTCTGGTAGATGTAGTTGTCGTCAATAAAAATTACCTTAACCATTTTGAGCAGGGATATCAGTTGGATTAGCGCCCTTAATGGACTCTAGATTGATTTGTTCTTCTACAACCTCAAGGCCAATCTTGTCGTAATTGGCAGTACCCAAGATGCGGTTTACAGCATCCATAAGTAGGTAGCGGTTTGGCAGTGTCTCAGTAGCTCGGAAAATCTGGTAGGCGGTTACAAGTTCATTACCCGTACCACCCAACTTGCCAGCAACCATAACACCGAAAAGCGTGGGCGAGGTGACGTTATGTGCGGTGAGAATCTTCGCATCGTTCAAACGAGATAAAATATCTACAGTCTTGTCAAGATTGTTCACATCCAAAGTCTTGAACTCAGGAGCCTCGTCCTTATTCTTAACCCAAGACACGACAACCGGCTCTGCCTCGGACCCAATGAAGGATGCCTTGAATTTGTCGTACTCCTCACGCTTCTGCTCGTTGCTCATATTGCGACCAATGAAGGTTGCTAATACTTTGGGCGTGAACGAGTTAGCGGCGGAGTTTCGGATGTGCTTGCCAAACTCAAAGTCGGCATTGATATAGTGGAATGCAGAAACGTAGTTGGGAATGCCGTAAAACTGGTTTCCGCTGTATGGGTTCTTTACATAGAGGACTTGCTCTCGTGCGTTGCTGAACTTGTCAAACGCTGGATACTTCTTCGGAGTGTTGTGCTGCATAGACGTAGCAGCGACACCAAACCGTCGGCGGACAATGTAATGATTAACCTTACCGTCAGTAGGCTCAGCCGCACGAACTCCTTTGATATCCAAAGAGCGCAATTCAACAATCTTATTATGGTCTCCATTCCATTTAATGTAAAAAGCAAAGGCTCCGTGAAGCTCGTATTGAAAAGAGGCGTGAACAATCTGGCTGTAAAGCCCTTGTGATTTTCCTGCGCAGTTGGCCAGGAAGGCGCGAATCTCCGCCTGCTTGGCTGGAGTCTTGTACGCCTCAAGGTCGTACTTGATGTCATTACCAGCAACCATCTTAGCCTTCTTGGTAACGATACCAGAGTGCACAGGTGATTGTTTAAACATCTTTTCCAAGACGATTGAGAAATCGTCCTGAGAGCCGAACTTTATGTAGTCACCAACCTCAGTCATACCCACATTGTACCGTCCATTGAGTGACTCAACAGACTTCTCAAGTGGATTGGTAGAGACGTTTGTTTCTGTAGCCACTACATATGTGTTGGCCGCGAAAAAGTCTTTTACATTATCCCAAAGTCCCATACCTTATAATTTACAAGTTACTAATTTTTACTGTACTTGCTAACAGTGAATTTGCGTTTGTAGAGTTGACGTATTCGTGGTCCTTTACGTTGCACAAATACTTGGCGTAGTCGCCACTAGCGCCAGAGATTGTCAGATAATACTCACCACCGTCTATATCGGTGTCAATCAGGTCAATGGTGAGGGTGATAAAGTCGTTACACGCATCAAACGAAGAGATGTCTTGTAATCCATAAAAGTTGTACTCAACAGAGCCAACTACCTTTTCAAGCTTTACGTTGTATGCTTCCGCTTGCATATCATACGTGCGAACGAATGATACGTAGTTTACAAGACCGTTTCGTATAGACTTCATCTGTTAAATATAAAAAAGGGGAGGGGAATCCCCCTCCCCCTTGAGTTAAGAAACCTAATTATTAGGCGTTAACCAAACCCCAGTTGGCGGTATCCAACGTATAAGCCAATACGTTCTCATCTCCAATCAAAGTCAATTGGTAACGGTTCTTGTCAGTACGAGCAACACCAGAAGCGCCATCTACAGTACCAGCATACAAACCGAAGTCATAACCAACCATATGGTAGGTTCCAGCAGCAGTCTCAACAAAAGCAACCAACTCAGCACCTGGACGAGCAATAGTCTCCAAAGTGGTGCGCAAAGTTGCCCCCATACGAATGAACTCCAACTGAATAGTAGGAACGGCAGAGCCGGAACCATCAGCGTTAAGAGTCTTAACGTCGGTAAAGTTAGAGAATCCATCCTTATTGTTAAAGCCAAGACCAACAAGGTCAAGTCCTGCAGAAACCAATCCGCCAGCAATAACAGTAACCTCACCTGCCGCATTAACAGTTACACCGTTAGCAATTCCGGCCAAGTCGGACTTGTCGCAAAGGTAAACGGTCTTTAAACCACCAGTTGACAATTCATCGCAAGAGTAAACGATGTCATCTACGTTAGTGAAATTTACAATACAAGCCATTTTTTCTATAAGTTTTAAAAGGAAGGGGTCAAGCCCCTTCCGTTAATTAATATTAGGCGAAGTTCTTAGCGTAGACAATCTCATCACCCTTAAGGTAAGAGAAGCCCAACTTGAACTGACCCCAGATTTTGTCAGAGGACAACTCAGCCTCCCACTTCATATCAATCGCACGAACGTCATTGTACTCGTCGGTCAACATTACCAAGTTCTCAGGAGCAGAGATGAAGAACTCACCAGCAGCCAAAGAAGGGAAGTGGATAACCTCCATACCGTAGTATGCAGGGATATTGCCTTCAACTACACCTTGAGCAGTCGTGGTGTACAAACCAGCGATAGCGATTTGGTAAGCTTGAACAGCGGCAGTACCCATAAAGAAAGCAGGACGGTATGCACGGTCAGCGTCTCCGTAAACGGCAGACAACATAACAGCACTCATAGTCTCGTAAGCACCTTGCATCAAAGAAAGGATGTTGCTAGAAGAGATAGCAGCGTTGGTGTCGTAGTCCAATACAGCGGCGTCAGAACCCATTTCGGTAGTCAAACCGGTAGCAGCCAATTCCAAAGCCTTCTGAGCAGACAACTTAGCGAAGTAATCAAATACCCAATCTTTGAATTGAGCATCCATAGTCTCTTCGTTGTGCTGTCCTTGCTTAAGCAATACAGAACGATAGGTAGACTCAAGAACGTTCTTACAGTTCAAGAAAGCCCATTTGTAGGTAGATACAGTCATCTCCTTCTCGTCAATAGAGGCAGAAGATTGAGCATCAAACGTACAAAGGTCAGAGCCGAAAGTCAAGCTAGCATCAAAGATGGGTACTTGTACTTTTGACTTAACTCCGTCAATAAGACGGAAACGGTCCAACACTTTGGCGCTCTTCACCATAGAATCAATGAAGAGGTCGGGGGTGCGGTTGCCCCAGTCTAAAGTTGCAACAGAAATTGCCATTTTAATTCAGATTTTAAATCAATTAGTTTAATCTACAAATAATCAATAAAAACGCTTGCCAAAGAATTTGTCAATCATCTTTACTTTATCTGAAGTGATTCGCTCAAAATTGCGTGCCTTGTCTTCGGCTACCTCCTCAGCGGATGCTTCCACACCCTCTTGCTCGGCAGACAAAGCCAATTCAGCTTCTTGAACAGAGTTCTCTTCGGACTCTTGATTTTCAGCAGAAAGTTCTGCCTCCTGATTCTCAACAACCTCAGGAGTCTCCTCTGACAAAGAAACCTCTTGCTCGGCAACAGGCTCTTCTACATTAGCAACTTCCTCAGCTACTGGAGCAACCTCTACGGCTGGCTCCTCAGCAGACATCTCTTCCGCTACTTGTTCTACCTGCTTTTCTTCAACAGCAGAAAACTTCTCTTGTGTCTCGGACCATAGTTCCATAACAGCAGAGTGGTCTTCAGCGATTTTGGAAACAGCAGCCTCCAACTTGGCAATACGCTCACCAAGTTCTACAGCGAATTTGAAATCCATTTCACTACTCATTTTTTGTTCAACGATATCGGATTTAATCTCAATGGAAAAACCATTAAGTTCATTGGACTTAATATCAGTCCAAAGTGCGTCAGACTCAATTTGAGCCTTAACAAATACAGTTCCAACCGGAAGGTTGAAACCGTATGCGTTACTCTTATCTTGGTCTGATTCTTTCATCCAGACCTCAAGCATTGTTACGTCCTGAGTATCCAGTGCGTGTTCAATGTTGAAAGAGTTGAACAAGCCATCCTTGCTGTACTTGTACATAATCTTTTCAATCGTATCCTTAGGGAATACGATGTTATACTCACCCATAAATGGGCTGCTACGGTAGATAGGCATATCCGGAATCATAATCGGACCTACTACCTGTTTCTTTTCCTCATTAGCAAACTTAAAGCTAGGCTTGTCGTCTTCTGCCAATGTGATAAAGCCCTCCTCAATGGCAGGGCGGTTTACTAAGGAGATGCGGAACATACCGCTCTCCTCGCTGTCCCCTAGGACAACTTTATACAGTGGGATATTGCTCATCTTCCTTATGTTTTTTGAGTTCCTGAGACCACACTTTAACGGCCTTTAAGAACTCTTCTTCGTTAACGGGGATGCCATCCCTCTTGAACTGCTCAAGTTGGCTCATAGCCACCTCTAAGCGGTTCTCAAGGTCTTTAATCTGCAATAACATATCAATGATGCCATCAATCATCTCCTTGTCCTGTGGGCGCGTGTGTGCAGACATCTTACGAATCTGCTCCATCTTTCGGATAGCCCAGTTAACACCTGCGGTGCCTCCCCAGATAAGCCAAGCTACATAGCCGCGGTCTTTCCAAGGAGTAGACTTATACTTAGGGTCAACCTCTGAGTTCTTGCGGTGTCTGGCAAAAGACGCCATACGCGCAATGGTTGTAGCGGACAAACTCTCTCTTGACGCGAGCTGGTTAGCTCTTGTCCAGCCAACGATAGTGCCTCCCTTTACTTCGTCTCCATACTCTTCCTTCCAACGCAACGCCTTCTTGGCGTTGTTGGTTGCAGCAATTGGATAATCGTTATAAGTCTTAGCCATTAACTTAATCTACAAAAATTGCTTCTACCTTTCCGTAGATGTATTGATTATGCATCTTTGCATCACTAAAAGATTTAACTACTACAGTTTCTCCGGTAGATAAGGTGAACTTTCTATTGAAGAAATATCCATTGACAAAGTAGCTATTTGGGAAGGCTGCATAGAAGGTAATCTTAGCGCGTCCGTTAGAGCGGAAACGCTCCGTCTCTAGTAGATAATCATACGCAGCAAACGTATTTCCATTCTTACCCGCAAAGCGAAGGTCTATAGTAGAGAAGTCTCCGTTGATAGTTCTGCCCTGCAATTTTACCGTAGTAATTACTTTATAGACGTTCTGGTCAATAATTTCACCGTAATCGTTACGTCTGCGGAAGACCGGGTAGCGAAGAGTTGTGAGGTTATCTATGGAACGTAAATAGAAGAAACGAAGGCCAACCTTATCGTATTCAGGAACCTGGTTTTTAATCTGTCCTGCTTCGGGCGTAGAAATCAATCCATCACGAGTTAGTATTGGGTCATTAAAGAACGACTGGCCACAAACTGTTTTGTTGATTGGGTTAATCAAACCACCCTTTAAATCAAGCTTGAAGTCACCAACACCATCTGCATTGAGTTCTCCACGGTAACTTCCGACAACAACCTCGTTATCAAACTTATCATATTCGCCACCAAAGTCTTTATTGTTTAGTTCAATATTCTTATACTTTTCCGGGGCTGCGCTAATTTCATACTCTTTAAGGTCATCAACATAACCCGAAATATCAAGAGCAACAGCGGAACGAACATCGTTCATATTGTCAAGTATGAATTTTTGCTCGCCAGAACGATAATCATAAATGAGGCTCAAGCCGAATCTCTGCATAACCTCTACAAATAAATCGTATGGCGTGTATGCATCATTGTTGGCAAAGCTATCTTGGAACGTGAAATTATCCGTTGCCGTAATAGCGGGAATGTTTCCGGCATTGGTTACTTTAAGACCTAAGTCTGACCAGTCATACCCGTATATGCGTTGTTTTCTAATGTCAACTTGAGAAAAAGAATACGAGGTTTCAACGGAGGTCGGAGCGTATCCTCCGGCACCATTTGAAACGGTGGTGTATAAGGATGTTTCAAGAGAGCCAGATGAGAGCTCAAGACCTATAGATACGGAGTAACGGGTTCCTCCTAAGAATCGGAAAACTTCCTCGTCGTCAATGTATGCATCAAAGCTATTAAACTCAAGAGTATTGTTTAGTGTAACAGGAAGAGTTATGTTTATGTCGTCTTGAGTAGCGGGGGAAACCTTAGCAGAGGGAGTCAGAGAAAGGATAATTCCGTTTGAATCTCGCATTGGTATCTTAAATGATACCGCATCAATTCCAGTATATCCACCATATATGTATACATAAGGAGTGAACTTTGCATCACTCAATGAGCTTATGTGCACTGCCACAGGAAGTATAACGCCTCCTAATTCATACTCCGAACTAACAATGGCTGTTTTAAGGCCAGAAATAGTCACATAACCATTTGTATTGGCCCAGTTGACTTTTGCATCAAACGCACTACCGTAGGCAATGTAACCTATGTTCTCTGAGCCGTAGTCCGCAACACCAGTTGATGTCCGGTACTGGAATCCATAGTCATATGAAATCTCAGCAGCCTCCGGCTTATAGTTTGTTGGTCCGTGAGGTTCGTAAGTCTCTGCTTCTGATAAGTAGTAGTTGTCAATGTTGACGTAAGAGTATGTTGTTGTTTGTCCACCAACTGTCACCTCTGTAGGGTCAAGAATCTGGTCTTGGTTAATCGGTACGTTGTATGGGAACGGAAAAAGAAAAGCGTTACGTTTGTCTGCCTCGTCAGTTGAAAGAAATGACGGGTAAAGCATATAAAGGTCGCTAGCGTCCCACGTTGCCGTACCAGATATAAATGACGATGTATAGTTGAACGACAATGCGTCAAACACCCTGTCAAGGAAGTTGGTTACTTTCAGGGCGGGGAATAAACCAAACCTCTTTCCATCAATGCCCCAAGTAGTCAATTGACGAGACTCGTACCCGGAAGCTTTCTGAATATTGTCTACATCAACAAACGGTATCTCAATATCACGCCCACTGTAGTCGGTGTTAGCCTCAAGGTATGTTTTAAGTGTGCGAACCGTAGTAGAAAATGTATCATTGTATAAGTCGGCAAAGGTTAAGTCTCTAAGGTCATTAACAAAGTCGGCAGCCCTGTCTGTGAATGATATATTGAAGTAAGGCTCTGAGCTGTTTACGACAACAGACGTAATCTTAGCCTTCCCGCTGGAAATGATTGCTGTCCCGTTATAGATTGTATAATCCCAGCGAGTAGTTGTTCCAATATCAAGCGCATTAGACGCGTTGTATTCCAGTACGCTCTTGTTGTGAGACGTATATGGAAACTTGTCTTCAAAAGAGAACGGAATCTTTATACGAGACGGGTCCTCATTGTCGTAATAATCCAAAGAGATGTCAATCTCCTGCTCTGGGAAAAGGTCAACGTTATTCCCGCCAATAACTACACGATAGCTCATTAGGCTACAATTCTAAAGGTTATATCCTTGCGAAACTTATTGTTAAACAACTCAAAGGTTGTCTCAGGCATATAAACCTTGTAAGCGACCCCATTTGGTCCTCCACAATCGTCAATCATAATAGTATTAGACGCTGTTGCGATGTTGCTAAAGTCCTCAAAAAAGTATCTACGTGTGCTATCCAATATAAGGTCGTGATACGTCTTAATCTTGTATCGGATGTACTGCTCAGAATAAGCGGCTGTCTCAACGCGCGTGTTAATTCGGTACGAATACGACACATCCCTGTTTACGGTTATATAATCGTCATACGGCTGTATAGGCTCAAAAAGGTTTTTTGAATAAATCAAAAAATTCGTCATTGAGCTGATGGCATCAGAGTAAATGTTCTTGTCATAAGAAATACTGATAGTCCATCCTCCTTCGCCAATACCTCCAATATTTGCTACCTTTCCTGTTACTATACCATAGACAAAAATGGAAGTGTCGCTTGAACTATAGAGCTTAATGGCGTCGCCAACAACAACACCGCTACTTAGACTAAAGTCCTCCGGAGTGCTGATAGTTACAGAACCGCTTGAATCATCAGTATAGCTCTGAATATTCCCATAAACAGACAAGTCCGTGGTTGGATAAGAGTTGAACGAATAGAAGTATATTGCCATTAGATATTAGAGTTTCTGTCTTTTATTCTACGTGCGTTAGTGTCGTTCTGAAGGTCTGACGAAGATACGAAAGCTCGTACTGGGCGTCCGGTATTTAATGCTGTTCCAGTTGTAGCCTCGGCGATGGCTTCAAGGAGTTCTAACTGCTTCTGGATATTTTCCTCTACACGTACCGGGCCTCCTGTTGCGAATTTATAAGATGGCTGAAACTTGGTTTGGTTGATTTGGTCAAGAAGGCTTCTGTATTTAGTTGCCGCCTTCTTGTTGATAATGTATTCACCACCCTCCATCTCGTATCCACCTCTTCCTTGAACGGTGAAAGGAATACCCCCCTGCTCGTGCGAAGGTCCATATACTACACCACCCTCAGCAAACTTCTTTGGGAAGAACCGACGTTTTCCAATTGCTGCAATCTCTGAGGTGTATGCCGCTGTAGCAAGCGCCCCTGAAATAGCCGCCTTGATATACAACTTCACAGGGTCGGCTTCCTTCTCTGTGATGATTAAGTTCGGAATGATTGAAGCTAATGCAGATAGATAATCACTAGTTGCGCTTTGCTTGTCTCGTTTGTTTTCCTCTTCAAATATCTTTCTGTCAATAGCGTTTTGTCGCTGTACTTCCTTCTTCTTGATTTGCTCAAGACGAGAAGCGTATTCCTCTTGAGATATTAACTGTGAATCAAGTTGAGACTTGACAATATTCTCTTCAAAGTCTGCACGCTCCTGTATCTTTGACTTCTCCTGCTCAAGGCGCTTTATGGTGTTATCAAATGCTACTTTATTTAAATTGTCAATAACCTCAAGGGCTGTGTTTGCCGCCTCAAGAAATGAATCCTTAAACAAGCTCTTAACCAAACCGGTAGTTTCCTTGGCTGCAGTTCCAGCTTGCTTAGTCTTTGCAATCTGCTTATCAATAATAGCAGCAGCAGCCGCGCCAGCCTCCGTTGTGACGTCAAGGCTGTCTCGGATAGACTGAAGGTTTGCTATCTGCTCATCCCTAAGCTCCTGTTGGCTCTTCTGAAACACCTTACTCTTAGCAGCGGAATCACCATACTCTTTTTTAAGGGCTGCGAGCTTTTCGTTAAATAGCTCTGCTGAAGCAGCAGCTTGACGCAATGGTCCCTCTACTTGGTCAAACTGGTCTTTACTGAGTTCAGTTTCTAGCTCAATAAGCGTCTCAAAAAGAGACTTAGTTCCCTTCTTGAACTTATCGTATACTTCAGTAATCTTCTCAATTTGCTCTTCATCAAATCCTTTTGACTCGGCCTCTTGAACAAACTTATTTCTTGCCTCCTCTGCATCCCTGTATATGTTGCCAATCTCAGTGTATATACTAGATATACCGGCAAGTCTGCGTTCCTCCGCTTCAGCAACGCTTTTATTTAAAGCATTTTCAGCATTTTTAATTGTTTCATAATCGTCTTTTCCTTCTATTCTAAGGTCGTAAAGTCTTTTAGCGTCAGCTACTTCATCATCATACTTCTTCCTTATGGCCCTTGCCTCGTCCTCAAGATTAGCGCGTCTGTCTTTGAACTCTTCAGCACTTTCGCTTACTCGTTCAAGCTGCTCACGCTTTCTAAGTTCGTGTGCCTCACTGGCGGCCTCTGAGACTGTCCCAACGTCATTTAATTCTACCTTATACTGTTTTAGCCTTGCTTCGCCAAGTCCAATTTGCTCTTTAAGTTGGGAAAGCCTCTTCTTTTCTTCTAGTGTTACAAGTATTCCAAGCCTGCTGTTTTGCTCAACCTGAAGATTTAAGCCAGAGTATTCCGACTTAAGGGCGTTTAAATTATTTATTTCATCACTTCTGTCCTTCTTGATTCGCTTTTCAAGCTCAGTTCTTTGTTTTGATTGGTCAATACCCTCTTTCTCAAGTTTATTTATTCTCTGCTTTGATACTTCGTATTTATCAATTACTTCTTGACGAGCCTTTTGAGCTTGGTCATTTTCTCTTGCTGCTTTAGAGTCTCTATTTAGTGCGTCAGTAATTCCTTGAATTCCGTCTGCTATCTCTTTGATGTCATCAAACGAACGAAAATATTTAATTGCGTAAAATCTTGCGTCATTAAGTGATTGCCCCTGCGCGCGAAAGGCTTCTACCATTTTTTCTTTAAACTCCTGTGAGTTCCTTGATGTTTGTGCTAAAGAAATCAATAAGGACTCAACTTCGCTTTCTGTACGATTTATACCAATAGCTAACTCGTTGTATTCCTTTTCAAGTTTTTTTGAAGATTGTATTCCGACCTGAGCAAGAAGTTCTAGTGTTGCTGTAAGTGGTTTAACACCATTATTGGCTACTTTCTTCAAGGCTCTCTCGTAAGCTTCCGTTCCTCCTGGACGTGAAAATACTTGACTTAATGCTATTTGCTTACGCAACATCTGCTCTGCCCCGCTATCAAGTGCGCCAATACTATTCAACAATACTTCGTTATCTGCAATAGATTTTCCAAGTGATAACTGAAGATTCTCGTAAATAGCCTTTAAAACATCAGCTTGTGCCGCTGTGGTTTTCATTTGAGCCGCCTCGGCAACGCGCGCCTGTGTCAATGCCCTTGTGACACTGGTTGACTTTTCAATAATGTCAATGTTCTCAAGGAGTACCGCAAGTTGACCCGCTGAACGCTTTCCGACTAGCTCAACAGCCTCTGATAAGGATATGTTTTCATCTGCTAACTCTTTTAAAGTCTCAATCAACGGCTTTCCAGACTCCTTTAGTTCAATAAAAATATTTCGTAATCCAGTACCAATCTTTGATGCAGTAAATCCATTATCCGCAAGCACCTTCATATACGCAGATGTATCTGCTAAAGACAGGCCGACCTGAGAAGCTAATGGTCCAACGTACTGAAGTGCTGTGCTTAATGAAGATAGGGACAATGCGCTCGTATTAATCGCATCTGCGAATATTGCGGCAGTTATAACAGAATCCTTTGACGATATGCCAAACTGGTTATTAGTCTTTAAAATAGCCTCACCAACTGCTGCAACATCTTCTCCTACGGCCTGTGCAGCGGTTGAAATTGGACGAAGCAGGTCAGGAATCTCCTGAGAGGTAGCTCCGAGCTTTCCTAGTGCTACAGCTAAGTCTGCAATCTCAGTTGCCGTAAATCTAGTCTCAACGGCAGTAGTTTTAATTGCATTTGATATGTTGGACATATCTGAGGCTGTAGCGCTTGTTACGGCCTGAACCTTTCCTAATGTGTCTTGAAACTTAACAAACGTTTCAACAGAGCCAATAACGAGTTCTTTAAAAGCGCTAATTACAAGGTTAAGTGCTTGATAAGCAATGAAGAACCTACCAACTGTGGCAATAGTCTTAAGGAAGCTTGTGGCCATATTACTAAGGCCGCCAGTTGTATCCTTTGTGGTTTTATTGTACTCCTTAAGGGCTTCAGTTGACTTTTCAACTGACTTTTTGTGATTGGCGTTTTCTCGGTTTAGCTTCCCAGTGGCGATTAAAAGGTCGTCTTTAGCCTTCTTGGCCTTCTTTTCTACCTCCGTAAGTTTTTTTTCGGCTACCTCATAATCAACGGTACCCTTCTTCAGCTTGTTTAACTCTTCGCGGAGCTTTGCAATCTGTTTTGAGTAATCTAAGACCTCTTGGGCCAGCTTTGAAGTGTTTGAAGCCATTACTTAAAGAATATTTGCCGATTGAGTTCCAGATATAGTTCAGTGCTCAAATAATTTACAAACCTTTCGGCGGCCTTATTGATTGCGGTAGTTATGTTACTGCGCGTAAACGTAATGAAGTTACTTTTATTTTTGACTCCGCCATTCTTGTCTTGAGACTTGCGAATTGCGTATGCAAGCCTTCTTCGCTTCTGCTCTGATTGTTGTATATCGCTAATTCCAACTGGGTTTTTCCAAGTGGCAAGCGGCTTGTCTTTAATCCATCGCATAAGGTTTTCTATGCCGCTACCGCTTGATTTGTAGGTAATATCACTATATGGAACGATGTCAAGAAACTTTGCGTAACCGCTTTCGCCAAAATCAAACTCAAAGTTTACCGTTGCCCTATACATAAAGCCCGTCGTTTCATCAAAGGCAGTATTAGTTACCTTAATGGACTTCCTGTAGCTTATTTTATTAATTATCTCCTTAAGGTTACCCTTATATACTTGCTTCTTGTTTGTCAATACAGCAATCATACGCTTTTTGACGGTTCTGAGTTCTAACTCATCAATAACCGCCTTACGTAACTCATATATCTGCTTCTGACGAGATATCATACCTCACGCACAAGTGCGCCACCACAGCGCTTGCAACGCTTGTTTTCCACATCTCCGCCACACTCAATGCAACGGTACTGCTTTGCTGCCGGTGCTTTTTTAACTTCTGGTTGCGCAACTACCTCTTCTACGGAAGTTGTTTGGGGAGTTGCTACTTTCTTTTTACGTGCCATAATTTATATGTTAAGGCTCAACAACGGGTTCTGGTACTTGCACTGTTGATGCGCTGTACTCTGTGTCCGTTGCTTCGCTATTAGTTTCTGTTTGAACAACCCGAAGGTATTTGGACGCATCTGCCTCTACGATGGTGTATGTGCTGTTCGTCTCACCTGAGACGTTCGCCCATCCCGTCTCACCGTCATCGCTAATCTGCCACTGCCAAGCGGTAACAGGAATAGGTACTCCGGTGGCTGACGCCGCCGTTGCAGTAAGCACCTCGCCTATTTCAACGGTCCCTCCGATTGTGGGAACTCCAGTAATTGCTGGAGCCACTGGCAATGCAATAGCATTGGTGTAACCCTTGCGGGAGAAGTTGACGCCAAAGTCGCAGTATGCGACTGTTATTACATAATCGTCTGAGTCGTCAATGCTGACAACCTCAACATCCTCAAACTCCACGTCATTGTCCTGCTGTAGGAGGTAATCTTGATACTGACCAATAACAAAGATGTTTTCTTCTGTAGAAAGCAATCTAGCGCGAGGGTCTCCAGCGACAGTCTTATCCATCACGATAAGGGAGAAGTTAAGCCGGAAAGTGGGTCTGTTCAGCTCACGAGAGATGTTGGAGCTAGAAACCACCAACTGCATACTGCGATATTCAAACTCAACACTACCAATCTCTTCTTCAGAGCCAAGAACGCCAAACTCCGAAATCATACGGTGGCGCTCTGCGAACTGGCTAGTAATGTCGTAAAGTTGAAGCAGGTTGTTCATACTTTGTTTTTTTAATTTACAAATTACCTTCTATAGAGTGCCTTCTGACGAGCCTCCTCAGCTCGCATTCTTGCCTCATCTAAAATTGACCTCTGAGAGAGGAACGAAAGCTCTACCATAACCACACTCATCTTAAGGTCATAAATGTCGTTAAATCGCCTTATATCCTCTTGTGCGAGCTGTCTGACTATGCTATACCAGAACCACTGACTCCTAAACTGGTCCTCGCCGATGGATTCTTTATTCTTTCCGCCTTCATTCTCCTCCTCCTCCTCCTCCTCGTCTTCTTTTTCGTAGCGGTTGTATAGGACGCCACTAAACTTTGTGAAGAGAGTGAATTCCCTATTTAGCATCATAGCGCTAATTACGGAATGAACATCTCTTATGTCCTCATCAAGCAATGCGTTAACGATATCCTCTTCCCTTTCTTGGTCTTGGTTGTCATAATCTGTTTCATCTTTTGGCCGTATGACTAATGATGCTATTATTTCGTCACGCTTATTCTCCGCCTTTAGCTCTGACTCAAGCATAATAAACTGACCGAGGCTCATATGAAGTATGTTCGTGTAAAGGTTGTACTTCTCGGACATAGACCTTACCCTTTCTTGTTCCGGAGCCTTTGGCAATGGATATATCTTATCCTTTGCTATTATTATCTCAAGCCGCTCTTTTACAGAGAATACCTCCAGAGAGTCATCGTACTCTCCGTCTGAAATGGCATTAAAAAGTTTTATATGGGTTCTTAGCCTCATAAGAACATCGTTACGCCACCATCCTGCTCCTCCCTTGCGCAATAAGCGCAAATGGCTAAACTCATAACCATATCGTCGTGCTTGCCTTCAGTGTTGCTGAACTGCAAGTTTCCGGTGATTGGATTACGCTTGCTTTTGAAGTCGTACAACTCCTTCACCAGCTCATCGTAGTCAGGTATCTTAATAATCTTGTCCTCAAACAACTTGATGAGGTTTCTGATAATCTCAGGCTTAGATTGGGCAGTTGTTTGGAAGGGGATAATCTTGTAGACGTTATCGTCATCCGTTATCTCCTCAAACAGGAGGTCGTTGTTGTTTAATTCAAAGTAGGCAGCGGCGAGCTTGTTGTCGTGCTTGAAGTAGAAGTCTTTGATGCGCTGCTTGAAGGTTTCCGAAGTTAAACCATCCTCCTTATAGTGGAAACGGTCTATGTCAACCACCTCGTAGCGCTCGTTCATAGCGGTGAGTACCGTATAGTCTTGCGCGACACCAATATCCATCCCGATATAAATCCTTTCGTATTCTTCGGTGTTTGGGTGCTTGAAGACAGCATCTTCAATGTTGCTGAAGAGCGCATCGGCGCTCACAGGACGACAGAGGAACTCTTGGTCAAACTGCGCCTTGGTCATATTCTTCTTAATCCCCAATACCGTCTTTGATACCTCTGGGTCGTCAAGGTCCAGATAGGTTCGTTTGATGGAAATGATGTCTTCCTTGTTCTCAGGTACCAACCCTCGCTGATACCACTCCCAATACCAGTTCTTACCATTGAACGTACTAGACATTACCACCCGCCCGCTGGTACGAGTGACCATAGGAAGCAAAACCTCGTTAATGAAGTCAATTTTCATAAAGGCCGCCTCGTCAATGTAGATAAAGTCTAATGTCGCACCACGAAGGTTGTCGCCAGAGTCCGCAGAGCGGAACTTCACAAAGCTCCCGTTATGGAAGTACATCTCATTGTTCTTCCTGTCAAAGCGTTTGACAAGTTGCTGGAATACGTCTTGGTGATTGATAAAGGCAGCTTCTATGTCCTTCATAACCTTATTGGCTTGGTCCTGAATAGGACTTACCCAGAACATCCTAGTGCGGGGTTTATTGAGACCACGCATTACTGCGTCGTTCATCATCATAAAGGTCTTGCCTGTCTGTCGCCCTGCAACAATAAGTGTAACAAAAGGCTTGTCATCGTGGATGACCTTTAGGAAATCCCTTTGCGGTTTGCTGGGATTGTATAAGTTAATCTTCATAATCTATATCTATGAAGCCCTCGTCTTCGTCAGGTTGTTTGGTGAGGTCAATGGTAGCCTTCACATCAATCTTCGTTTGCTGGACCTTAACGGGTGCCTTGTAGCCCTGCATATCATTTATAATCTTAATGGTCTCAAGGGCCGTCTTGGTGTCACCGTTCAAAAATGCCTCGTCACGCATCTTTACGAGTAAGTCTAGGTTACTCCCCTTTGCCACCTCTATTCGTTCCTCAGAGAGCCTTACAACGTCTCTCAGGGCTAAGTGGAAGGCCGTACCGTAGTTTGACTTATCACGATAGTAGCTCGTGTAGTTAAGTTCCTTGGCAATCTTGCCTTGGTTGTTGATGCCCTCTTCGCGGATACGGTTCAAGAACTCTTCCTGCATAGGGGTGAGTTCTGCACCCATTCCTCTTACGACCACACCATCCTTATTTCTTATTGACCCCATACACTGGACGCTTATCTAAGACATACTTGTCCATAAACACCAACGAGTCAAACTTAGGCTCGTACTCGTGGTGGTAGTATTTGAACAGATTGCTCTTGACACGCATAATGCAACTTCCGCACATCGTGTACTCACTCTCTGCCTTCTTGATGTAGACACTCTTGCCTACCAGCTCATTGTGCTTCTTGAACATCTCAGACTTCAAGGGACCCTTGGGAAAGGACGTCTTCAGCAACTCTAGTAACAACTCTTCAAAGCTCATATCCAAATATACAACAAATGAATGAGCATTCATCTAAATGCTTCACTTCCCATAAACTGAACACATATATGGGGACAGTACTATATAGGGCACCCTATATAGTATTAGCAATACCCATATAGGGTATTGCTCTATATATAGAGAAACCCCTATATAGTATATATACTATATAGTATACCCTATATAGTATACACTATATAGTATCTACAAAATACTATACAGTATGGAGAATATATGTTACAACATCAATGTTAGAACACAATTGTCATTCCCCAAAAGCCAGTTCCCCGCGCTCAGAGTGGCTTACCCACCTTTCTGCGGTTTCAATTTCCGGTCATACCTTTTTTGGTCAACTTTTGGTCCGTACTGGGCGCCTAGTGGGTGGAAATTATGCTTTATTGGTCACATAGTGCACGGAATTAGTCAAAGTGAACCGGGGACTTGTGGGGGGGCGTGGTCTGTGTATACATTTGGCCCAGTTAAACCAAAACAAACCCAAAAGATGAACCTCAAAGAAATACTGAGAGCCACAACAGAGCCCTTGACGGCTCCAACGCTTCGCCAAATATTAGAAGCACAACAAGCCCAGGACAACAGCGCCCACAACGTTAACCCTTTAAACCTTTGGAAATAATGCAAGAGATTTATTTAGAAGGGTGCGACCCTGAGCGCCTAGGAATTCAGGTATCTATAGAAGGGGTGTACGCCCAGCGCCGAGGCATTGAAGGGGCCGAGCATATGACGCGGGAATTCGCCTACATTGATACCTTAGAGCCGTTCCGCCTATTGGTAAACGGGCACGAATTAAGCTTACCCGATGGCCTGCGGGCCGCAATTGAGGAAAATATTATATCTAATTTTTTTGAGCAATGAAAACAGAAGCAAAAAAACAAATAAAGAAGGGGGCGGTAATAATTGCCGGCTCCTTCGTTCTCACCCTTGCAGGGGTCTTATTTATGGCCTTCGCTTCAATTGTGGTACACTTTTTCGGCTGGGTCGGGTCTTTCCTTCTCTGATAATTTTAAACCCCTTAAAACTTAAAAAATGCTAACTACCTACAAAGCCACCGGAACCCCTGCCAAATTATTGAGCGCAGGTGACACCAATGCCAAAACAGCAAAAAACAGCCTTCAAACGTATATTTTGTACCTGAGTCCTGCGAGCCAAAACAGCGCCGGGCGTAACCTTTGCCCAAAGTCATCTGAAGGCTGCCGGGCGGCGTGTCTTTTCAGTGCAGGCCGGGGCCGTTTTAACAACGTCCAGCAGGCCAGAATTAACAGGACTGAATACCTACTACGGGACCGGGCCGGCTTCCTTTTGCAATTAGCGCAGGAAATAAACAAGGCAGCCAAAAAAGAGGCCAAAAAAACCGGGCAAAACATTGCCATACGTTTGAACGGGACGAGCGACCTCAAACTAGTGGAAATGTTAACAGACCGGCACGAAATAGCGCCAAATGTGGTTTTTTACGATTATACCAAAATCGCACAAAAAGCAGGGGACCGGGTCACCTCACAAGGGCACCGGTATTGTGTCACCTTTTCACGTTCTGAGGATAACGAAGCGCAAGCGCTCCAATTGCTAAAAATTGGCGTAAACGTTGCCGCCGTTTTCGCAGGTAAGGAATTGCCGAAATATTGGCACGGGTTCCGGGTGGTAGACGGGGACGCTTCCGACATTGAGATGCTGAATTTTTCGGGCGTGGTCCTAGGTCTACGGGCCAAAGGTGATGCAAAGCGCGATGGGTCGGGCTTCGTAATCAGTGAAACGCGGGCCGCTGTTTCGTCAGTTTTAACCCCTAAAAACGTCTTAAAATATGCCTAATTTATCAAGATATAAAGAGGCCCCGAATACGCTCAAAAAATTGGTCCTGATTCAGTTAGCCCAGGACCACTGGCGAGCCGAATATATGACGCGGGAAAACGGGTTTCAAAACTGGGCCAAAGTATGGCGAATTGACGGCAGTCTGGACCGGGTCCGTTCCTACGTTATGGGTTTAAATTTCATCTAAAAAATGACCCAAAAAAACAGAGAAAAAGGCCCGGGAATTTCCCCGGGTCAATTTCTGCCCTATATGTACCCGTGTGCGCACCTGCACGCGTGCACGTGGCGGATGGTACATCAAGAGCATAAAACGCCTAGCGCGGGCGCTACGTGTCATTGTTTCCTGCACACTCCGGGCGCATATGCCTACAAGCTTTTGAGCGCTTAACGCGAATAGGGAAAAAAATCCTGGACTTTTGATTTTTGAAATATTTTTTCTGTGATTTGGAAAATGAATAATTTTTGAGATATCTTGACTAAAAATGGTTACGCTTTGGTTATCAGGCCTTTGTAATTTAGAAGAAACAAAAACAACTTAAAAACTAGAAACTATGGATGCCAACTTAATTAAGTATTTACAATACAGAATTGAATCACTTGAACAGCGGAACGAGTTCCTCAATCAGCAGCTAAACCATTGCCTTGGTCAGCTGGACCTACAGGATGAAACAATTTAAATATTTATTGACCTAAAATGGTGATTGAACTGATTACCAACCGATTGTAACTTAGCAAAAACAAAAAACAACTGAACTATGAAAAACCTGAATCAACTCAAATCAGAAATCCAGAAGAGCGGACAGTTCTTCTCTGTACGGTTCATCAAGAAAGATGGTGAGGAGCGTTTCCTTCGTGGGCGCTTTGGCGTACACAAGTTCGTTAAGGGTGGCGTAAGCACACTGAAGAACGAGAACTGGAACTTCTTTGATATGCAGGATGGATACCGCAGTGTACGTCCGGAATCAATTAAGGAGGTAGTGTTTGACCGCGAGACCTATTCGTTCAATGGTTAAGGACGAATATGAAATCCTTGCGTTTAACGACCTTAATGTCGCTCACGCATACTTGGATACTCTAGCAGGGGTGTTACGCTCTCTAACGAAAGAAAACAGCCCTCTACGTGGAGATTTGGAGAAGGCCTACCTTGGCCTCTCCGAATTCACCTACAAGTACAAGTTTCGTTTGGATGACATAGCCTCTATATCTGGGAAGATAGATGAGGCAAGAGCGAAACATAGGGATGTGATTGCAAAGAACAGCGATTTAGTTCAGCAAAATGCTGAACTCTCCAAACACCTAACACTAGCCAGAGGCCAGTGCCTAGAATTGCAAGAGGAGAACGAGAGGCTCAAGTTGCGACTTGACGAAGCTCTTGAAGGACTTAAGTTCTACCTCCCTATATAGTATGCCCTATATAGTATATATACTCTATATAGTATATACTCTATATAGTATAGAAAACCCTTTAGGGGTTTTCTTACCCTATATAGTGAAAGGGGCAACCCTATATATGTGTTCACTTTTGAAGTGTTCGTTCGGTGGACAAACCGGACACCGTACCGCGACTAACCTAAAAAACCCCAGAAATTATGATTGAACAAGCAGAAGCATCACTCCTACTTAGACGAACTTTAGATGAACTCCAGTCCAGAGTTGGAATTGATATAACAGCTGAACATAGGTACGCCGCCTATGTGGACTACAGAAGCTGCGTATCGCTACTCTTTAGAAACTATTACGGTATGTCGTATCAGACGATAGCCAATGCTATGAAGAAGAATCACTCAACGATAATCCACGCTTGTAGAAGAGGAAAGAGCCTTCTTGAAGGTTCTCAGGGCAACATACACAAGGCGTATGAAAACACCAAGTCAATCATAGATTACTGTGAAGTGATGCTAGGTATAAACACTGACAACAGAGAGTCCCTTCAGATTAACATACTAGATAAAATCCAAGATTTTATAGAGTTAAATGACTTGGACCACGTTCAGTCAGAGATACTGGCTAATGGAATCATTGAAAAAATACAGAATCGTTATTGCGGGATATAAATTTTGTATTATATTTGACTTAAGTTTAACCAAAACAATCAACTAATGGCAAACTATCAATTCAAGACAACCAACATCCGCGGTAAGCAGTATGTGGAAGTCAACGAGCGAATCAAGTACTTCCGTACTGAACCCCGGTACGACGGCTGGGCGCTTGAAACAGAACTCCTCTCGTTAGACGAGAACTCCTGCGTAGTTCGTGCATCAATCCGCAACACCGAAGGTGCTGTGGTGGCGATGGGACTAGCACAGGAAGACCGCTCCTCATCAATGGTCAATAAGACCTCGTATGTGGAGAACGCTGAGACCTCTGCCTGGGGTCGCGCACTAGCCAACCTTGGAATCGGCATTGAGACATCTATCGCCTCAGCGCAAGAAGTTCAAGTGGCCATTGGAAAGCAAAACCTCACCACATCCAAACAACCTCTCACTACGGAGGTGATGGATAAGATGAAGGTCGCGCTATCCGAGGGCAAGGAGGACAAGGTTCGTGAAGCCTTAAAGAAGTACGAAGCAAGCAAAGAACAAATCGCTGAACTAGGCTTGTGATGTTTGAATCTGACGAAGAATACTACGCCGACCGGGAGTACCTAACTAACTCTTCATTGAAGTTGTTACATAAGTCGCCATCGCTTTTCTATATGTGGTTGAATAAGAAGGGTTTGGACTCTTCTTCCAACGCTCTAGAGATGGGCAAGGCGTTCCACGCCCTTGCACTGGAGGACAAGGAAGTCTTCGTTGGATTTGAAGGAACACGTAGAGGTAAAGATTATACCGCGTTCTGTGAAGAAAACTCAGAGAAGATTATTCTCACACAGAAAGATGCAGATACCCTTTACAAGATGAACGAGGCTCTAAGGAAGTGTCCTGAAGCCTGTGACCTTATGTACACGGATAGCACCCCAGAAGTTCCGGCTATTGGGGAGTGGGATGGAATACCTATCAAAGGCAAGGCGGACCTTGTTGTTGAGAGGGACTTCGCTCCAGCCTATCTCGTAGACGTAAAGACCACAGGTGGTGAGTTGTCCGAGTTTAGTCGCTCTGCTAAGTATATGGGCTATGACCAACAGGCAGCAGTTTACTGCCATCTGTTTGGAGTTGAGAAGTTCTACTTCGTAGTCATCACAAAGTCGTTCCCATACGACATTGGAATCTACGAGTGCTCGTCTCAGTTCATAGTCCAAGGGGCCATAAAGGCTCAAGAGGCTATATCTAAATACAAACAATTGTTTCTTGAAAATGAATTCAACCCCTACCGCGCAGCAGAGATTAAGCTCCTTTGATGAGCTGTCTAGGTCCGTCATTGAACTATCCTGCGAAGCAGGTATGGTCCACATAGACGAACTCCTAGGAGGCTCTAGAAAGAAAGAGGTTTTAAACGTGCGAAGCCTCGTCTCTGTGATTCTACGTGAAAATGGCTACACGTACCAATCAATCTCAGATATCCTAGGCGTTGACCTAAAGGTATCGCATACCTATGTAATGTCTCACGACAATAGGATGGCAGACAAAAGATACTCAGCGTTATACAATAGAGTTACAAACTCTCTGGAAAACGTAGGAGTTACGTATGAAGACCTTCACAAGGAGGTCAAGATTCTAAAGGTTACAGTTGAGAAAATTAAAGACCAGCTGAACCACATTAAGCAACTTTTAACAAACGACTAAAATGGAAAACAAGCGCAAATACGTAGGCAAGTTCAAGACAACTCCTACCAAGTACGGAGAAATCATCAAGGTATCTATGGGTCCCCGTGATTTTGAAATGATGAAAGGAGAAACCAACCAAAACGGCTGGATGGTCTTTGACATCAAGAAGAACAAAGAAGGCGAATGGTATGGCGAAGTACCACAACAGTACACGCCTCAGGCACAGCCTGCCAACGCTACGAACGATGACTTGTTCTAATTAAAAATAGGGGGGAGTAGTGGTTTGCGTAGGACCATTCCACGAAACCCCCACTTTTTAAATTGGAAGACAAGAACATCTACCATCACGAGGTTCAGTACCGGTGGTCCACAAAGCGCGGAAGCGCATTGATAAACCACTATAAAAATGGGTACGCAATCTCTCGCTACACATCCCCCGAAGACATCACAAAGGACAATGTAAACTACGCCTTTGCTATACAGCAGCTAGGGCTTAAGGGTAAGAAGATTGTCCGTCTAGAAGTGATGAAGGTGTACGAATCAAAGGTGGTTGGCCAAGCAACATAAAACTCTTAAACCAAAATGAAATGCAGGAATTTATTTATACACTGGATAGGTTGGAGTCCCAACTTAAAAATATGCGCCATACAGGCGTAAAGAAGGGCGAATGGACAGGCTTTGATGCCCTGTTTGAAAAGTACTCCATCAAGAGAGGCTCCACCACATACATCTACGCAGGAGCACACCAAGGTAAATCTCAGTTCGCCTTTGAACTTATGATGAACCTATCCCAGTTTGAGGGATGGAAGTGGGCAGTATACACTCCAGAGACAGGAAGTCCTGCTGAGGTTTATGCCGAGTTAGCGTGGTGCTACCTTCGTAAGCCATACCTACTCAATGATAAGGTTAACGCTACAGATGTTGAGGCGCAGAATGCCTTAGAGTTCCTCAGAGAGCACTTCTTCGTTATTGATTCAGGGCTTAAGGACCTGAGCATTGAAGGATTCTATACTGCCGTAGAGCAGATAGAGAACAGAGGAATTAAGATAGACGGTTGTCTGGTAGACCCATTCACGGAGATAAAGACAGATATAAACGCCGGAGTACGGGACGATATCGCCATTGGAAACATATTAACGCGAGTGCGTAAACATTCTAGCGATAAGGATTACCATACCATCGTTACCGTACACACCAAACATCAACAGGCGAAGTACAAGAACGGCATCCCTTATGTTGACGTACCGACGATGAACGATATTGCCGGAGGTATGCAGTGGTCACGCAAGGGTATGATGGTGATAAACGTATGGCGTTGCCCATATGGACTGGAAGACGAGAACGGTATTCCATACGAACCTAATCAGGTAAAGATTAGTGTTGTAAAAGCAAAGCCGAAGGCTGTTGGTAATGTTGGCTCATTGTATATGTATTACGATAGACTGAGCAACAGGTACTATGTGATGGATGAGTTTGGTACGCGGACCTATAGTCACCCCAAGCATACTGAACCCAAGGTGATGGAACAAAAAAACATTGAATTCTGATGAGAGACCAGTTTATCAGGATAGCCCTTGCTCGGTTGCGTAAGAGCTACCCATTCTACCCACAGCGCATTGCTGTAGCGGCACGTATGTACCGCACTTGGCTAGACCGTAAACCAATCTTAGATAAAGATGACATTGATGGAATCTATTGAGTACAAGGTGTGCAACACCTGCCACCAAAACAAACCTGTAGACCGCTTCACGCCACAGACAAAGAACGGTGTGTTCGCGTACTACAAGGGTAAGTGTAAAGACTGCTACGTTGACTACAGAAGAAAGCGAAAGGCTATAGGGTGTAGTGACGGAGTTCGCAAGACTAAAGTAGAGAAGTACTGGAAGCACATCTATTGGCTATGAGTTGGTTGTTGGGAGGCGGTGGATTTAATGGATGATAGAAGCCGTCTCCACCACTCAGTCAAATGTCAAGCGACAAGATTTTTAATTCGCGAATCGCGATATGCAATAATGATACAGAACGATAGTGTTTTGTGTCTTTAATAGAAACCTTTAACACCAAAGAGAAATGAAAAAAGTAAGGGCATAACCTTACAACGCAGTGTACAAAGTAAGGGTATAGTGTGACAAAGTGTAAAATGAAAAGCACTCAAAGTGTAAAATAAGCCGATTGAATGGTGCTTATTTACACCATTAAGGTATGTTTAAGCATATAAAGATGGGCTTATCCATCAAATTATAAGCGCACACATATAAAAGTAGGCGCAAACCTTTAACACCAA